AGACGATCGAGCACCTCGACGACCCGGACGCGGTTCTCGCCGCGATCCGGCCGAAGTGTGACTGGCTGATCCTGTCGACGCCGATCGGCGAAACCGCCGACATCGACAACCCGCAGCACTTGTGGGGCTGGGATGCCGAAACGGTCGAGCAGATGCTTCGCGCGGCTGGGTTCGAGCCGAAGATCTACACCTCGGTCGACCCGCGGTTCTCGGGCTGCAAGTACGCCTACCAGATCTGGGCCTGCCAGTGAAGACCGCACTCGTTACCGGCTCAGCTGGTTTCGTCGGCCGGCACATGGTCGCGGCGCTGCGAAAGCGCGGCTACGGCGTGTCCGGTTGGGACGTCACGGGCGGCAATGATTGCCTGCACCTGTTTCGCGGCAGCCAGGTTGTCTATGACCTCGTTATCCATGCGGCGGCACGCTCGCCGCACCGTGCCGCGATCGACGGCGACCCGGGCATGCACCCGTACAACGCGCTGCTGGATGCGGCGATGTTCGACTGGGCGATCCGTACCGGTCAGCCGCATGTGCTCTACCTGTCGTCGTGTGCGGCACTTGACGGTCCGGTCGACGACTACGCGGCGACGAAGCTCGCCGGGGAACGGCTCGCCGCGAACGCGCGAGCGGCCGGGATTCAGGTGACGGTGGTCCGTCCCTACTCGGGGTACGGCGAGGACCAGTCGGAAGACTTCCCGTTCCGCGCGTTCGTTGAGCGGGCCCGACGTCGCGAGGACCCGTTCACGATCTGGGGCGACGGCGCGCAGGTCCGCGACTGGATCCACATCGACGACGTTGTGTCCGGCGCGCTCGCGGTCGCCGAGTCCGGCACCACGGAACCCGTCAGCCTGTGCACGGGAATCGGCACCTCGATGCTCGACCTCGCGCGCATGGTCTGCGAGCAGGAAGGCTACGAACCGCGGTTCGAATTCCTGCTGGGCCAACCGGGTGGTGTCGCATACCGAGTCGGTGACCCGTCGGCGCTGCTCGCGGTCTACCAGCCGCAGGTCTCGCTGGAGGCAGGCATCAAACGCGCACTGGGGGTCAGCGATGCATCCTGAGGCGCACGCCTGGGTCGCGCGGCACGCGACTACTGAGATAGTCGCAGTGCTGGAGATCGGTGGCCGCAACATCAACGGCACCGTCCGAGATCTGTTCCCCAGTGCTGGGTACGTGACGCTTGACCTACTTCCCGGCGACGATGTCGACATCGTTGCCGACGCAGCAACGTGGACGCCTGACCGCGGTTATGACGTCATTGTGTGTACCGAGGTGTTCGAGCACACGCCGGATTGGCCGCAGATCATAAGGACGGCGTTCGCGGCGTTGCGTCCAGGCGGGTGCCTTATCGCCACGATGGCCGGTCCCGGTCGCGCGCCCCACTCGGCGTTCGACGGCGGACCGACCCTCGCTGAGGGCGAGCACTACGCCAATGTCGGTCCCGCCGAACTGCTAGAACAGCTTACGGCTGCCGGGTTCGCTGAGATCGTCGTCGACTTCCAGCCGGGTCCGGCTGACACCAGGTGCGTTGCGGTACGGCCGGAGGTGACCCCGTGACGATCACCAATGGATACGCGACCCTCGCCCAGCTCAAGGCCCGCATGGCCGGAATTACGACGACGGATGACACCCTCCTTGAGGAGGCGATCCAGTCGGCGTCACGCGAGATCGACAAATACTGCGGACGCCGGTTCTACCTCGACAGCGTGGTGTCGGCACGCGTGTACCGGACGACGGACTACTGCCTCGCCGAGGTCGACGACTTCGCCACCAGCAGCGGCCTGATCATCAAGACCGACACCAATGCTGACGGCACCTATGCGACAACGTGGGCGAGCACCGACTACGAGCTGCTGCCGCTGAACGGGATCGTCGACAGCGAGTCCGGTTGGCCATACCGGCAGATCCGCGCCATCAAGACGCAACGCTTCCTCACCTGGACGTATGGCCGCCCGGCGCAGTTGCAGGTGACCGCGAAGTGGGGCTGGGCTGCGGTTCCAGATCCCGTCTATCAGGCGTGCCTGATCATGGCGCAGGCGAACTACAAGCTGAAGGACCAGGCGTTCGGCACGATCGGGCTGGAGGCCGGCATCGTGACGGTGCGCCAGGTTCCGGCCGCGATGGTCAAGCTCAACCCCTACCGCAAGCATGCGGTCCTGGTGGCCTGACATGACGACCACGCTGCAGCAGGTCCTCACCGAAATCAAGAACCGGGTCGCGGCCGTCACGGGCATGGTGGCCGCCTACGACCAGGTTCCCGACAACCTCGCTCCACCCTGCGCGGTGGTGCAGCCCGGTCCGGGCGACTTCATTGCATTCGACCCGTCGATGGCGAGCGAGTCCGTCGACTACCGGGTCTATGTCACGCTTTTCGCGCCTGCTGCCGACATGCCCTCGGCGCAGAACGTGCTCTACGGATTCCTCGCGCCATCGGGTGCGGGATCGGTACGGGCGGCAATCACGGGCACCTCGACGGCCGGCATAAGCGTGGCCGTGGAGAAGGCGACCGCGATCCGGCCGGTCACGAACGAAGAGGGTGCCCGCTACCTCGCGTGTGACGTCGTGTTGCGGGTGCACTGCTGATGCGCTGGCTTGTTGTCCATCCCGGCCCGCATTTCTCGGTCCAGGACGTCTATACCGGCTGGTGCGAGGGTCTGCGCGCCAACGGCGAGACCGTCATCGAGTTCAACTTGGGCGACCGGCTCAACGCCTTCGGATTCGCCTTCATCGAGGATGGCGACGGCCCGGACGGGTCGAAGCGGTTCCGCAAGATGTACAGCGACAAGCAGGTCATCGACCTCGCCATGGAAGGCCTGTCCGCGGTCATCTTCCAGCAGCGCCCCGATGTTCTGCTGATCGTCTCCGGGTTCTTCTTCACGGGCGAGCTGATCGAGTACATCCGGATGCGCGGTATCGCGGTCGTCATCCTGCACACCGAGTCCCCCTACGAGGACGACCGGCAGCTGGAGATCGCCCAGTACGCGACCCTGAACCTGCTCAACGACCCGGTCAACATCGAGGCCTACGAAGCGCTTGGCGTCCCTGTTGGGTACATGCCTCACGCGTACCGGCCTGCGGTCCACCATCCCGGCCCATCGGTACCCGATCTCGTGTCGGACTTCGCGTTCGTCGGCACCGGATACGCCAGCAGGCGCGCGTTCTTCGAGGCGATGAACCTCGACGGCCTGAACGTACTGCTGGCCGGCAACTGGCAATGCCTCGAAGACACCGACTCGCCGCTGCTCAAACATGTGGCGAACGGCCTCGACACGTGCCTGGACAATGCGAAAGCGGTCGACATCTACCGGTCCGCCGCCGTCAACATCAACACCTACCGCAAGGAAGCCAGTCACCCGAGCCTGGTCCAGGGCATCGCGGTCGGTCCGCGCGAAGTGGAGCTCGCCGCGTGTGGCGCGTTCTTCCTGCGCGAGTCGCGGCCCGAGGGTGACGACCTGTTTCCGATGCTGCCGGTGTTCTTCACGCCTGAAGAGGCGTCAGATCTCCTGCGCTGGTACCTCCCTCGCGAGGACAAGCGGCAGGCCGCGGCCCAGTCCGCCCGCCGTGCGATCGAGGGTCGCACGTTCACCAACCACGCTGCCGCGCTGTTGCGGCGCATCGTCCCCTAGGAGAAACCATGGGCCGCATTGCGGGCGACAACGGCCGCGTGTACATCGGTATCGCGAACTCCGCCGCGACCGCTGAGCCTCTACCGTTCGTCGCGAAGTACAACGCGAACTGGAAGACCGACAAGTACGACGTCACCGCCATGGGTGACGGACAGAAGACCTACGTTTCTGGCCTGCGTGATGCGTCCGGTTCGTTCTCGGGCTTCTTCGACAACACCACCAGCCAGACCTATGCCGCGGCCCTCGACGGTCAGCCGCGCAAGTTCTACCTGTACCCGGACACCAACTCGGTGACCCAGTACTTCTTCGGCACGATCATCGCCGACTTCTCGATCGACGGCGGTGTCGGCGGTCCGGTCTCCATGTCGGCGGACTGGTCGGCGTACTCGACGATCGCCAGGCTGCCGTAATGACGGAGGTGACCGGGCGGCAAGAGCTTTCGCTGCTCGGTCACCGCCTGCGTGAGGCTGACCGCAAGGATCTGATGCGGGAGCTGCGTCGGGGCTTGAGCGAGGGCATGAAGCCGCTCGGTGATCTGGTGCTGGAGAACATCCCGCCGGACATGCCGAAGGGCTATGAGGCGACGCTGGCCGAGGCGATGCAGTTCAAGACGGCCGTGAACACGTCGGGTCAGCGGGCGACGGTCGAGTTCAAGGCGTGGGCGAAGGGTAAGCGGGGAGCCCGCCGCAAGGTCAAGACGTTGAACAATCCCGGCCTGCTGCGCCACCCGGTCTACGGGCGCTATCGCCGGGTCAAGAAGGGCTACCTGATCAAGAATCCGTGGGTGGATCAGCACGTGAAGCCCGGTTTCTTCGACGACGCGGCCGACGCCAACAAGGAAAACCTGCGCCACCAGGCACGCGAGGCGATCCGCAACGTAGCTAACAAGATCACGAAGGATTGAGATGGCGAAGAAGCCACCCAGTAACCCACTCGCCCTGCTCAAGATGAGCGATACAGACCGCGAAATGTACTCTGCCCCCGAATGGGTGGATGTCGACGCCGGCCGCAACCGCCTCGGCGATCTCAACCATGACCAACTCAAAGCGATCGACGATCAGGTCCACGCCGAGACCGGCAAATGGCTGCTGGAGATCATCGCGGCCGAGTTCGACCACTTCTCGTTTGAGTCGTTCCGGGTCCGACTGTGGCTCGGCATGCTGGCGGCCGATAGCGACATCAAGCTGGCCGACTTCAAGCCGAACTGCTGGAACCTGCAGTACAGCGCGCGCGGCAAGGGTGATGTCGACCCCCCAGCGAAGACCTCGGCATCCTCGCCCGACTCCACGGAGACGACTGGCCGAGCATCCGAGACGTCTACCTCCGCCTCTACCCCTGGTTCCGGCGAGAGCCCTACCGCATGAACCCGCCCGAGGTGCGCGCGTGCACACCTCGGGAGCTACACGGCTTCCTGCAGGCATATGCGGATGCTCAACCCGCCTACCAGGAGTGGGACGACTAGCTGAATATCGCGGCGCCCATGAACTGCAACCACCCGAATAAGAAGCACAGCAAGCAGGGGCCGAGAACGATGATCGCGACGACTAGCCAGACGAGCTTTGCCGCGCCATTGA